ATTAATTTATGCATCAAGATACTATTAATTTATGCATCAAGATACTATTAATTTATGCATCAAGATACTATTAATTTATGCATCATAAGCGAAATAAATAGCACCTAACGCTAGAATTACAGCTACTATTAACTTATTATTTAAAGGTTCGTCATAAACTAGATAACCAAAGGCTGTTGCTAAAACAATACTTAAGGCTGACCACATCACATTTACTTTACTTAAAGGAAATTTATGATAAGCATAATGTAATAAATAACCAACCATTATATATGCAGAAAGCCCAAACATTAAGTGCAAAGATTCGGAGTCACTTTGTTTAATAGTATTTTGGGCAATTGCCTCTACTACAGCTAAACCTAAAACAATAAAAAGCATCTCGTCAATGACAGACTCTTCCATCCATTTTTTTATTTTATTACTTAATGATTCCATTAATAATATTCAATAAAAAAATTAACTAATATTAAAATTTAATAGCATTAAAAAATGCCTGATAATCTGTTAACTCCACAGGGTCTTTATTAAACGAACAGCTGGTTTTGCCTAATAAAAATGTCATATGGTCAAAGTTTTCACCATATTCAGCCTTTTTTCTTCCATAATAAATCATAAATCCTAATAAGATGATAATCCCCACTACATAAGTTATATATTTTTGATAAGTTTCAAGTTGTTGTCTTTCTTGATCTTCTGTTTTTTCGTGGTCTTTATAAACTTGTAAAATATAAATAACAGATAAACCAATAATAAATGCTAACCACCATTTGTAATCCATCCTAGTTGTTAAAATAAAAATAATATAGAATAACAATGTAAATAACATTTGTGTTCTTGGACTATCACTCCACTTAGACTTACTATCTACAAGTACAACAAAAAAGTACATAGTCATGAATCCTAATAGATGTTTTAGCCACATATTTGTATTTAAAGCTTCTTGTGTTCTACATCCAAATAAGTTTGCTAAAAAGTTACCAGAAATAATCAAATATAATATAAAAATACTTTTTGGAGAAGTCAATACAATATCTTCAATTGTGGACATTTTTATAATATATATTAACAAATTAATTTAATGTTAATTTAAAATTAATCAAACATTTATATTATTATGTCCTACAGAGATTTACCAGCTGGTAGGGAACGTATGCTAGCATATGCTAGAGAAGTTGATATGCGGAATAGAACAAGTAATATAAGTACGCCGGAGGCTATAGCTACAGTATTAACAGGTATACGAAGAACTCATTCACCTTTTAGAATGTCACAAGATATTGTATTTGGAACAATAAGAGCAAGCCGTTCAAGAGTAGAAAGAATGAATAATCTTCAAATTTCTCCATTTTATGAATATGAATTTTTATCAGAATTACCATCAGTTAAAGTAGGTCTTATATCCAATGATTTAATTAAAAAGTCAAAAATAGACACTAGTAAAGGGATGTCTTTTTGTTCTATTTGTCAACAAGATATTTATTTGGATATTATTAGAAAGTTAGACTGTACACATCATTTTCATGTAGATTGTATTGATAAATGGTTTGTAGAAAATAAAAAATGTCCACAATGTCGTTTTGAACTTTAATAAAAATTAGGACCCGGAGGTCCTAATTAGGTATCTGTTTATTTACATTTTTCGTACAATCACACCAGTGCGCCTTATTATTTATTCCACATCCGATGGTTTTTCAATTAATTTAATAATATTTTTCATCCAAGAATCGTCATAATTTTTAATATCACTAATGTTCCATCTACTTAATACTAAATTTGACATTTTATATTTTTTGTTTACTAATTGTTCTATTTGTTCTTCAATACTATTTTGAATTTGTAAATTATAAATAGTTACATCTTTTGTTTGTCCAATGCGATGAATACGGTCCATAACTTGAATCATTTTAGCATTATTCCACCAAGAATCCATTAAAACAAGGTGATTCGATGCGATAAGATTAATACCTTCTGAACTAGACATTAAAGATACAAAGCATATTTTAATATCTTTATTGTTTTGGAATTCGTTAATAGCTTCAGTTCTTTTCTTTAAAGACATATCTCCCTGTAATGAAACAAACTTCAAGTTTTTTAAGTTTTCATCATTTTCAAAAACATGTTTAACAATTTTTAACATACTTACCCATTGACTAACTACTACAATTTTTTCATTATTACAAATAACTTTCTTAGTTATTTCTATAAGTTTTTGAATTTTAGATGAATACTTAAATTCGTCAATATTAATAATATCTTTTAAAACTTCTTTACTTTTATTTTCATTGACTGGATGAATATCATCAACATAACTTCGACATTTAGGACAATTAACAATTCCTGCATTAATCATTCTGTTCCAACATCCTCTACAACATTTATGTCCACATGGTTCGGCGATATAATCAGCTATAGTATCATAACAAATAGGACATTCTTCTTCAATATTTTTTGATTCATTGAAGAATTTAAGACGTTCAATCGCTTCTCGCATATTATTAGTACCTTTTAAACGCTCCATACATTGTAATATTAACCACGGACTATTACATGCTTGTTTAAGACGTAAAATATATACCATAACATTGCTATGTAAGATTTTTCTCATTGAACCATCAATATCTTCAAAAACTTGTCTATTTAGTCTGTCAATACGTCTAACAAGTGTTTTCATACGCACTTGCGAATATTCTTTTAAAGCGTTGTAAAATTCTTTTTCCATATCACTAAATTCTAATTTTAGCTTAATTTCATCTTTTGATTTTAACTCTTTCAATACATCTGACTTTCTAAGAGATAATCCATATTTTTCAATCCAATTATTTAATATTTGTAATCCATTTAAACTTTTTGAGATTGTATTAGTCCATTCTTTTTTAGAATCAATTCCCTCGTAACCAAGAAATTTAAAGTATGCAAATGCATCATTCGGTTCATTGAAGATTGGGGTTGCAGTAACAACCCATTTTTTAATATTGGCAGTGTATGATTCTCCTAAAAACATAATACTCTTACTAACATTAGAGTATGTATTTCTTATATAATGAGCCTCATCCAATACTATTCTTTCGAATTTAACTTTTCTTAAAATACTAGTTTTGTCAAATTCTTTACCATTAAATTCACGAGAGACAATTGAATATGAAGTTATATAAATAAGTTGCTTATCGTTAACTTCAATTGTATCACGGTTACTACCATAATATTTCACTACACAAAGTCTTGAAATATTAGTATGTTTTTTAATTTCATTCATCCAATTATCGACTAATCCAGCTGGACAAATTATAATAGTTTTTAATGGATTATCGCATACAAGAGATAATGTAGAAATAGATTTTCCTAATCCTGCTTCATTCAATAACATTCCTCCATCATATTTATTTTCATGATCTTTCATCCATTTAACTGTTTTAACTTGAAAATCCTTGAGAGATGTTGTTAAGTTAAATTTTTTTGACATCTTCGACAATTTATTTAACTATTTGTTTTAATTCATTTTTTTATTTTTATACAATCATTAAGATGGAGGAAGTTACTCATATATATGCCGTTTATTGTAAAGATGAAAATGGAGTAACTATACTTAAAAAAGCATATAAATCAAAATTCAAAGCATACGAATATGCTATTAATAAAATAACTACATTATTAAGTATTATTGATAAAGACTATAAAGAAAATTCAGAAAACCATATATTACCAGTTGGTGCACAAGTAATATATACTTTATATCAAATGAAAAATGGCAATATTTATGAACAATATGAATATTTTAAAGAACATTGTGTTAAATTTTTTCAACATACTGCTAGAAAACCTGTTATGTTTTATGTATGTACACTTGAATTACATTAATCTATCTTAACTTTTCTCAAAGTTTTATGATATTTTGGTTGAATATTTTTAAAATCTTCAGCCTTTTCTCTTAAATGCAAAATATTCGTAATATTATGATAAAATAATACACATTCTCTTTCACCAGAAAATATTTCACCGTCATATGTAATAATACTTGGTATACATGTTATATAAGCTGGAAAATCAATTATATCTTTTTCTACTATATCTGGTTCTAAATCGTAATTCAAATAGTCTAAATAAAGTAATATTTTAGCGATAATACTATCATTACTATTATCATACAATATATAAGTCATAATAATAATACAAAGTATTTTAATTCACAAATTTAAACAAATATTTTATATTTGCATATATTAAGTCGATGCCTCAATATTGTTCGCCATCTAAAAAGCCACATAAATATTTAAATACATGTTATGATGCAGAAGATATTAAATCTATGGCAATAGCATTTAATAAATATATTAAAACATCTAAAATATGTAAAGATAGTAAATGTATCAATCCTAAACCAATTGATATTAATCAATCTGATACAGAATTATATAATCAACTCAAAAAAGAATTAAATATTTTATGTGAAAACGACTTTTGTTGGATAGATTTAGAATTTGTAAGACATATTACCGATAAAGGTCTAAGAGATTCATTATTATATTTTACGTTTAAACCAAAAGGGTTAAAATCTAAGAGAACATGGTTTAATACACATAATATAAATCAAATTATGGAACAATATCAAGATTTATATAAAGATAAATTTCATTTTCTCGGAGCACAGCCAAGCGATTATAGTAAAATAACTCATATTAATTGGAAAAAGTTAAAGCAAATTCCATGTATTGCTGTAATTTTTAATACTGACCCACATAATCAACCAGGAAAACATTGGTTGTCTATATTTATTGACAATGAAACCAAAACAGTTGATTATTTTGACTCATTAGGTAAACTTCCTAATAAAAATATAGCATCTTTCTTAAAACATTTTAAAAGATATAAATTTACATTCAATAAAAAAGCCCACCAAAAAGGTGGTAGTAATTGTGGTGTATATAGTTGCTACTTCATTATTCAACGCCTTGAAGGTAAAACTTTCGAAGAAATTACAAAAAAATTAATACCAGATAAATTGATGACAGATTATAGAGACTTTTTATTTAGACCTAATTAATATGCATCTTCATAATATTCCATACCAATAATATCTATCATACTTAATACATAATTCCAATCCTTTTTCATAACAGCTATGTGAAAAAATAAACTTCCCATAGATTGTAATTCTATTTTTAAATATAACTTGTTATAAATATAACGTATATAATTTTCGGAAATATCCTTAGGTGCATTAACATTTTTCGAGTCAATCACATTAAATCTTATAAGTTCTATTAATAACATTTGTTGAAGTGGTGTAATCGTTATAGTTTCATAACGAGTATCTCTAAAATAATGCATCCAACACATATGAACACTCTCAGCTATTTCTTTTTGAGTTAATTCCTCAACATAATTAGTAATTTGAAAATTATCCAATAAAAACAACAAAACATCACCTAGTCTATATTCATAGGCATATATTACATTAGCTATATTAAGACTTAATGTAGAATCTAATTTAGAAAAATTTAAGAATACATCTATATTAAATTTTTCAAAGTTAGTAAAGCCTCTTTGCTTTAACATTTCTTTGTAAAGAAAATTAGGATAGTTTTCACATAAATTATAAATATGTTTATTTGCTTGACATACATTAATTAAATCATTTAAGTCTAAAAATTTTAATATATTTAACCATATATCATCTGGGACATACATGTTTCATATACTAATTAATATACATATTTTATTTCAATTTTTCTAAGAACGCTATCATTTTATCATTGGTTTTAATCTTGGATGGGTTGAAACTTTTAAGATATAAACCATCTAAAGTTTTCAATCTAGATAATGCTACATAAATTTGATGTTCACAAAAACAATCTTCTAAATCTAATATAGCTGAATCTAATGTCAACGATTGAGATTTATGAATTGTTACCGAATATGCTAACATTAAAGGTATTTGATGAGCCATACCTTTACAACCATCAATTTCCAACTCCCATGAAACAACAGATATAGGGTGTTTTGTATTTGAATTATCAAATTTAACTATAGGTATATCATGTCCTGTACTTGGGTCTGGAATAAACTCTACGATAGTTCCTAAAGCACCATTTACTAATCCTAATTCAATATCTAAATTTTTAATTAACATAACACGTGCACCTTTTTTAAGTATAAGTTCATTTATACCTTTTTGATTTAATTGAAATTGTAATTCTTTAACTAATAGTTCTTTCACTTCTTGCTCTTTTCCTGAACTAGTATAAGAACTTACATATTTTATTTTTGGAGTTTTTAACTTATTTAATTGGGTATCATTAATCATCTGAGCTTTCTTATTGCTAGAAACTAAATGAACATGTTGTTGAGCATTATCAGGTAATATATGTCGTGTTTTCAATAATTGAATATCTTCGTCTGTAAAAGTATTGTTTCGAATTCTCATTAATAGATTAATAAAAGTCGTATCATTTTTTTGTCTAAAATTTTCTTTTAAAACTATGATATTCTTTGAATTAAATATTTGCCCAAATATAGGGCTTTCAATTATTAATCTTTCATCAATCTCTTTATAAATTTCTTTATTTTTATTAAAAACAGGTAATAACTGAAGAAAATCTCCTGTAAATACTACCTGAATTCCTCCAAAAAACATTTTGTTTTTTCTAATATTTTGACAAATTAAATCTAGCTTTTCAAATAATTCACCTGATAGCATACTAACCTCGTCAATAACTAAAATATCAGTCTTAAGTAAACGGTCTCTATACATTTTCCTTCTTTTAACTCGTTTAATTAATAAGTCTACAGGTAAATCTCCAGTACCTATTCCCATAAAACTATGAATTGTCATACCACCAATGTTATAAGCAGATATTCCTGTTGTTGAACAAAGATACATTTTTTTATTTTTTTGGCTCGTCTTAATATACTCCTCCATAGTTTTTATCAAAAAACTTTTACCAGTACCCCCACAGCCAAGAATTAAGAGATTATTACCATCTTTAAATAAATCTAACGCATTTTTTTGACTATCACTTAAATTATCATGTACATCCATATTAATATTAGCCTCTTTTAACATATCTTGAATCATTTGATTCAATTGACTTTCTACTTGTAACTGATTACTTTTAAACATCTTAGTTTATAACATGTTTAAAATAAATTCATTTTATTTACAATACCATATTTGTCGGTTTACAAATAGTTTGTGTTACAGTTTTGTATCTACATACCTTCCCATTTTTAATAAATATATCACTCATCGGTGTAGTTGTCAATGTACTTGTAGGTGTCGGTATAATCATAGATTCTTCATATATAGGCTCGTTCTCAACTTCAAGTTCAATTTCTTCACCTAAATGTCTCTTATATAACTTTTTCATATAACTAGATGCTTTCTTTGTAACATAATCATTTTTCTTTGTGTAATCAGATTTAGTGTAATCAGATTTAGTGTAATCAGATTTAGTGTAATCTTTCTTCATGTAATCTTTATGAGGTTTAGTATAACCAGCTACGTGTTTAGTATAGTTATAAGAAGAGATTGGTACAGTGTTATCATAGTCACAATCTTTATCTAAAGACTCTTTCATCTTCTTATATTCTTGATATTCTTGATATTCCTTAAATTGTTTATAAATATCATAGTCATCATCTTGACCAGGTTGTTCATATTCAATTGGTTCTTGTTCAATTGGTTCTTGTTCAATTGGTTCTTGTTCAGTTGGTTCTTGACCAGGTTGTTCATATTCAATTGGTTCTTGTTCAGTTGGTTCTTGTTCAGGTTGTTCGTATTCTTGTGAAGGAGAATCATCATAAATATCAGAAGGATTAATAGAATTATATGTAGCATCTTGATACTGTGCTCCACGAATGTTAATAAAATCTAAAGGTCTCATGGTAGCATTCATTTTGCCTCCGGAAATAGAACAATAAAAACAATTATGATAAAATTGTCCAGGTGAACTATATTGTCGACTAGGAGCCCAAGACCACGAACAGACGCATCGTTCACAGTCTTCTACATTTGTTGTGATTGTAAAGGAACTTGGTTCGCCTCGTTTTCCACAATCCTTTGAATAACTAATATATTTATAGTTATCTTGAGATTCATGACCATCGTAACTAATACCCAAAGCGCACCCAGAATAATCAGTAGCTGGGTCGCCACTATGCCAATCTCCTACTAAACATCCTCCACTATTAATATCTTTTTCTCCACAACTTACATCAAATTCATATGTTTGACCAGCCTCAAAGTTAACAACCCCATTATTTTCAGGGCTTCGGCCTGCACAAACTGGATTAGCTGTGCTTGTATCTAACGGTTGTTCCAAAGAAGTTCCATCATCTATACCCCAAACTTCTGGAATATTTAAAATCAAGTGCCCATACACTTTAGACGTCATGCATACTAAAAAGATATATAAACTCTTTTTAAACATTTTTATATTTATATGAACTATAATAGATAGTTGTAGATTTTTAATCATTTTTTTTTAGGTATTCAAGAGTCTGATAACCTTCTTCTTTCAATGTATTAGGGAAGAATGCATTTATAAAAAAATAAAAAGATGCTTTTAATGATACTCCTGAACAGTACATTCTATCCTTCAAATGCTCTAAATAACTAATATCTTGTTGAACACTCTCCGAATTATTAGTTAATAAAGAGCTTTCTTCAGATTTAAATGAATCAAATGTTGTATATGTTTCTCTTACATAAATATCATCTTCATCATCATATTGTTTCGGTCTAACTAAATTATGAATAGGATTCACAACATAATTATTTATAGGTTGGGTAATTACAGGGTTTACTACATAATCATTCACAGGTGTTACAACATAATTATTAACAGGTGTTACAACATAATTATTTACTTGGCCAACAATCTTATCTGTAGCTAATCGTATATAGTTCATATATATAATTATCTTTAAAAAATATTTAAATTTTAATCGAGGGGTTCTTTATTATGAAAGCCATAAAAATGTTCAACTTGTTCTGAACATAAACCAATATATTGTCTTGGGTCCTTAATAATAAATGCCTTTTCTATAATAAATTTAAGTAATGAATCATCATAAATAGAACGATTAACCGTCTGACAACTTCTTAATTTTTCATGTAAATCTTGTCTATTATATCCTAACTTAACACCTTCAATAATAACTTTTTCTGATATGATATGATTCATATGTTCTTTTACATTTTGTTTAATTATTTCTTCGTTGATAATACACTTTTTAAAACATTCATTAGATTCCATTATAATATAACCCAATAATACAAATGATTCTGGTAATACAATTCTTTTTATAGCAGAATCATCTAAACTTCTTTCTAACCATTGATTTATATATGTCTGTGTCATATTATTTTGATTATTTATTATATATCTGCTTAAAGAACATATTTTTTCACATGTTATAGGATTTTTTTTATAAGGCATAGCCGATGAACCAACTTGTTCATTACCAAATTTTTCTATAATTTCCATCTTAGAAGATAATAACCTAAAATCACTCATAATTTTATATAATGTTTGTGCAATATTAGATAAACATTGAATAACTTTAACATCATATTTTCTAGAATAAGTTTGACCACATATTTCTATATTTTTTTCAAAATTATAACTATTCATTAACATATGATTAAGTTTATTACATTTATCAGATGTACCCAATAATTGTAAAATAGAATCTTCACTTCCTACAGTTCCTTTTATACCCTTAAAAGGCAATTTATTTATTAAATCATTTAGTTCTTCTAAATCTAATGCAATATCACTATTCCACATAGTAAATCTTTTTCCAACGGTTGTCAATTGAGCTTTTTGTAAATGAGTATATGCTAATGTAGGTGTATCTATATATTTAAGAGATAAGTCTTTTAATGTTAAAAATAACATGTATAATTCTCCTTTGATAACCAATAATGACTTTTTTATTCTTATTAAATCTATGTTGTCATTTATAAAATTACTCGTAGCACCTAAATGAATAAACGATTGTGCATTTGGGCATAACTTACCAAATTCGTGAATATTAGCAACAATATCATGTTTAAATTTATCTTCGAAATTTTGTATAGATTCCATGTCAATCATATCCTTATTATCTTGCATTTCATCTATACCTTTCTCAGTTATACTTTTAACTCCTAAATCTTTTTGACATAATGCCAAATTAATCCATAATTTTCTCATTAATTGAATTTTATTCGTATTAGACCATATGTGTTCTAAATTTTTATGAGAATATCTTATTCCTACTGGTGTATCAAACATATATTTATTTATACTTTTAAATTTAAATTAAATTTGATATGGATTGGATGAATAGATAACTTTTACAAATTTTAAGGCATTAGATATATACGTTTTCATATCATCTAAAGATTGAAATTTAATCAGTGTATTCAAATGGTATAATTTAAAAATATTAGATGTATCATGTTGTTTAGATACTTCTGATAGAATATCTACCTTATTAATAATACAAATATTTGCTTGATTAATAGTCAAGGCTTCTACAAGATTGTCCAAGTTCAAGTAATTACACTGTCTTTTACGCCCAGTAGTAGCCCCAAACTCCTTACCAACTGACCCTATTAAATCTAAAAATTTATCATTATCTGGTTGAAATTTTCTAGTACCTACATATGTATCATACATTTTGGATACACCATATATATTTCTAATCTTTTTAATAGGAATTCCTGTATTTAATGCCCCGGCTAAAGTACATGTTGATGATGTACAATAAGGATAATGGTTTGTCCAGTTAATATCTAATTCAAATCCTTGTGCTCCTTCTAATAATATATTTTCGACATTATCTACATAAGAGGATGACCAAAATTTTCTCATATCAACAAGTGTTATACCTAATTCATTTAGTTCTACTTCAAACTCTTCGACTCTCTTTCCAATACGTAACATCTTATTAGCATATGTGGGTCCTATGCCAGAATTTGTTGTACCAATTTGATTATTTTGTTTATCGTATTCAATTGCTTCTTTAGTTATAATATGACATCCTTTGCTAATTAATAATTTACCATTAACATTTATACCTAATGCCTTAACAGAATCTAATTCTTCCTTTAATTTAGGTATATTTATTAAACAGTCACTTGATATAAGATTTATAACATTATCATGTAAAATTCCAATTGGAATTTGATGAAGTACTACCTTTTCCTTACCTTTATAATAAATTGTATGTCCTGCATTTCCAGAACCATTGAATCTTATACATAAATCATACGTATTTTTACTTAAAAGGTCATGTACTACCTTACCCTTGCCTTCGTCTCCATAACTACAACCAAGGACAACATCTATATTTTTAATCATATTTTTAAATATATGATTAAATATATTTAAATCAAATTGATTGTTGTTCTACACATTGGACAATTAACATTTTCTTTTTCTTTCATAGAAGCTAACAACCATTTATCAATGCATTTTTTATGAAATATATGACCACAATTAAGTTCTCGAATATACTCATTCTTTTTAACGTTTTCGCAACAAATACAACATTCTAAGTCTTGATGTTTACATAAGCGATAATTTTTAATATCCAGATTTCTTAAATTATTTCTATTATTAATCTTTTTATTATATGGTTCAGTATAAATAAATATATTTATAATATCACAATTATCCGATTCTAATCTAATATAAGAAATTAAGTCATCACGTATTGAATTCATTAGAGAGTTTTAACTTATAATCACGAAAAATAAAAAAAATTTTTAATACAAACAATAATAAACGAGAAATTACATAATTCATAAATAATAAAATAATAAAATTATACAACTAATATATCTTCATTGTTATGTTCGTGTTCGTGTTCGTGTTCGTGTTCGTGT